TTAAAGGATGGTGCAATTTATGGAAAATATAGTGCTAGAGTTTTATATTTTCCTACAGGTGTTTACAATATAGATCAACCTTTACTTTTACCAGCATATACAACTATTGTTGGAGATGGCATTGGTAAAACAATTATCAATTTAATTGCTTTAGACAGTAGTCATGCTATACAAACTATAGATGCTGACATCAATGATGAGTTTACATCAAGAGTAACATTTGATCTAGGAACTATAACATCAGGGCGAGGCCAGCCAAATTATATTCGTATAGAAGGACTTACTATAAGATATGATCCATTGTTAAGTGGTGTACAAAATTGCCAAAGTCTAGTAACTTTAGATTGTTCTGAAAATGCTGTTTTTAAAGATGTTAGATTTGCTGGTAATCATGTCATTGGTGATACAGCCGATGCAGGACATTCAGGAATTGAAATTAGAGGATATACCAGTTCAGAAAATTTAACAGTATCTTCTAATAATTTGTTAATTGATAATTGTGAATTTGATGGATTATTTCATTGTATTAGATCAAATTATGATATTGTAAATCCTATTATACAAAATTCTCAATTTTATAATTCCGTAAGAGGTATTACATTCAATGAACCAGTGGATGCGACAGCAACTATAGGACCACGCGGAGCTAGAATTTTAAATAATAGATTTATGAAAATTGAGGCACAGGCAATATATGTTGGTGCTAGTGGATCTGCATTAAGTACTGATCGTATGCAATTAAATACTGATCATATTAGTATGAACAATCGTTTCTATCATGTTGGAAATAGTACGTACAATAGAGATAGTACTACTGGCACCGCTGTTATTACATATCTGTCTGATGGTAATTTAACCATTAATGATTGGTTTGATAGACAAGAATATCAAAATCAAAACTTTGGTGGTAATATTCGTTACAATCCACTAGTCGAAGGAAGAACAACAATTAATAATCCGGGTGTTAATACTGCGGTAGTTAATTCCGGTGCTAGTGTTTCTACACCAATAATAAGATTACCTATAACCCGTCTCGGTCAACATTTATCAATAGAATACACGTTAACACAAGGTGCTCCCGGAGCATATACTATTGATAGAATAGGAAAACTTGATGTATATGTACAACCGGGTGATAACCCTACTAATACAGATACTATTGGAGATGCATATAGTTATAACACCGGTGATGCAAATATATCATGGTCAATGACTGTTAACCCAGCCCGTGCCTATTTTGAAATTGATATTGTTACATTAAACGATTACTCCGGTGATCCACTAACTCTAGAATACCAAACTAACCTAATGGTCTAATTATGTTTAACCAACCTGTTGATGCAAGACTAACAGAGTGGATTGAACATCGGAAAGAATTAGATCAGAGTACTGACCCTTTACAAGCAGTTTGGAACTTCTGGCAATCCGCTCCGTTCATTCCACATAATAGGAATATTGATCCCTATCATCAAAAAAGCTGGCCTACACCTTGGGAAATTATAGAAACTAATAGGTATGACGATTTTACCAAAACGTTAATGATGGGTTGGACTTTGAAATTGACAAAAAAATATAAAAATATTAAGATAGAACTCAAAACGTTAGTTGACTCTAGCCGTACAAAAGAGTATAATGTACTGTGCATCGATGATGCATGGGTGCTTAATTACAATGACAACGGTCCTGTTTCGGTTGATGAATTAGAAAGTAAGTTTAAACTTGAAAATTTAATTGAGGTTACAAGTCCCAGGTAAATATCACCTAAGACATAATAGCATTATATTAATAAAGGAATAAACAATATGCAAAAAATTAATCATTTCTATCATACTATACAAGGTTGGCCAAATCAACTACCATGGTTGTATCAGCAAGCAGTAGAAGTTGCAGATAATGGTTCTCATTTTGTAGAAATTGGATCTTGGAAAGGTGCTAGTGCGGCATCTATGTGTGTAGAAATTATTAACAGTGGAAAAAGTATTAAATTTGATTGTGTAGATACCTGGGGCGGTAGTGCTGATGATTCTACTCCTATTGTACATGATGATTCTGTTTATAATGAATTTTTAAATAATTTGAAACCCGTTGCAGGATGTTTTAATCCTGTAAGAATGCTTAGTATAGAAGCAGCGGAACTCTATGAAGATAATAGTTTGGATTTTGTATGTATTGATGCATCACACGATTATGAAAATGTAAAAGCTGATATCATAGCCTGGTTACCAAAAGTAAGATCCGGTGGCATATTGGCCGGCGACGACTTCCCATATCCTGGTGTTGAAAAAGCTGTTAAAGAATTGTGTCCCGATGCTATTTGTGAAATTGCTTGGTGGTGGAATAAACCTTAATTTGAAAATAAACATAAAAAGGTAAAAGAATGATAACAGTAGTAAAGCGTAATGGTAATCGTGTATCCATGGACATTGAAAAGATACAAAGACAAGTGGCATATTCTTGTAGGGGTATTGACGGCGTTAGTCCAAGTATGATCGAAATTAAAGCTCAGATAGAACTGCACGATGGAATGACAACTAAGACTATAGATGAACTACTGTTAAAGGCCATGGTAGATTTAGTTGATGAAACAGAAAACCCAGAAATAAACAATGTTAACTATCAATACGTTGCAGGTAGACAGCGTGTTAGTATGCTACGTAAAGAAGTATATGGACAATACGATCCTCCTCCACTCTACGATATTGTAAAGAAAAATGTTGAGGCAGGTATGTATACCACGGAACTACTAGATTGGTATACTGAAGATGAATGGAATATTATCAATCTATTCATTGATCACGATAAAGATGAAAGTTATACCTATGCTGCGATTGCACAACTATGCGAAAAGTATTTGGTGCAAAATCGTGCTACTGGACAAATATTTGAAACTCCACAGGTGCGTTATGCAGTGGCCGCTGCTACTGCGTTTCACAATGAAACAAATGAAGTTAGATTAAAATATGTTAAAGAATATTATGAATGTGCTTGTGCCGGCCATTTTACTCTCGCTACTCCTGTTCTTGCCGGCCTTGGCACAACTACCAAACAATTTTCAAGCTGTGTTCTTATCAGCAGTGATGATACCCTTGATAGTATATTTGCATCAGGAGAAATGATGGCCAAGTATGCCAGTAAACGTGCTGGCATTGGATTAGAGATTGGACGTATACGCCCTCTCGGTGCCCCTATTCGCAATGGCGAAATTAAACATACAGGAATGATCCCATTCCTTAAGAAATGGTTTGCTGATCTACGTAGTTGCAGTCAAGGTGGCATTCGTAATGCTAGTTGTACAGTAACATTTCCCGTTTGGCATTATCAATTTGAAGACCTTATTGTATTAAAGAACAATCAAGGCACAGAAGAAAACCGTGTACGTCAAATGGATTATAGTGTGGTTGTTAATGCTATGTTTTGGCGTAGATATAAAAATGGACAAACTATGACATTGTTTGATCCTGCAGAAGTTCCAGACCTCTACGAAGCTTACTATCGCAACAGTGAAGAATTTGAACAACTATACCTAAACTATGAAAAGCATCCGACAATTAAAAAGAAGGTCGTATCTGCTGATGAAATCTTCAAAAATGGTATCCTTAAAGAACGCACTGATACTGGGCGCATCTATCTTGTCAACATCGACAACGTTATTAACCAGGGCCCGTTTGACACACAACTTGACCCAATATATCAATCAAATCTATGCCAGGAAATACTTTTACCCACAAAGCCATTCCAAAGAATTGAAGATCCAGAGGGACGCATTGCTCTTTGCACTCTTGGGTCAATCAACTGGGGTGCGTTCAGGAACCCGCAAGAGATGCGAAAGGCTTGCCGTGTATTAGTTCGCAGTCTAAGTAACTTATTAAACTATCAAGACTTCCTAAGTATACAGAGTAAATTAGCCAATACAGATTTTGAGCCCCTCGGCGTTGGCATTACAAACTTAGCCTACTGGCATGCTCGTAAGAGTTTTAAATATGGAACACCTGAAGCATTGGCAGAAGTTAAACGTTGGATGGAACATCAAGCATATTACCTTACTGAAGCAAGTGTAGAACTGGCCCAAGAGCGCGGCCCATGTGGACGTAGTCAATACACTTACTATGGTAAGGGAATATTTCCCTGGGAACGTAGAGCCAAAGGTGTTAACGAATTAACAGACTTTACACCAAACATAGATTGGGAACCATTGCGTACTCGTATGAAGAAGTACGGAATACGTAATGCTACACTTATGGCAGTTGCTCCCGTTGAATCGAGTAGTGTTGTACTAAACTCTACGAATGGTATTGAAATGCCTATGGAACTAATCAGTGTTAAAGAAAGCAAAGCAGGCTCGTTTACACAAGTTGTTCCAGAATACAAACGTCTAAAGAATCGTTATCAATTAATGTGGGAACAAACTGATTGTGTTGACTACTTAAAGACGTCAGCAGTATTAGCAGCATACATTGACCAAAGTCTAAGTACTAATACTTTCTATTCACCGAGACATTTTAAAGATGGAAAAGTGCCTGGTACATTGATTGCTAAAAATTTAATGTTAGCCTACAAGTGGGGCCTGAAGACCATATACTATAGCCTTCTGGATAAGGTAGGTAGTAAAAATGTATTAATGACCCAAAGTGATAGATTAGTAGCATTAGAACCTGTTACTATATATAGTGACGATGAGGACTGTGAGGCCTGCAAACTTTAAGTAATACTATGTCAAAAGAACAATACAACTTATTAAAACAAACAAACTATCTCAAACGTAAGATGTTTTTGGATCCAGCAGGACCGGTTACTGTACAACGTTTCGAAGAAGTGAAATATCAAAAATTACAAAAGTACGAAGAACTAGCCCGTGGGTTCTTTTGGGTTCCAGAAGAGATTAGTCTTACCAAAGATAAGATGGATCACAAGGAAGCCAGCGATGCAGTTAAACACATCTTCACCAGCAATCTACTAAGACAAACAGCATTAGATAGTATTCAAGGTAGAGCACCATTTCAGATCTTTGGACCAGTGTGCAGTCTACCAGAACTCGAAGCACTTGCGTTGACATGGAGTTTTTTCGAAACCAGCATACACAGTAAATCATATAGTCACATTATTAGAAACATCTATAGTGTGCCCAAGGATGAATTCAACAAGATCCACGATACTAAAGAAATTGTTGAAATGGCTGCTAACATAGGACGCCATTATGAAAATCTACACTTACTTAACTGCCGTAAAGAATTGGGCGAGGAAATTGATCTCCACACTCACAAGCGAGCAATTTGGTTGGCATTACATGCAAGCTATGCACTTGAGGCGCTCCGCTTTATGGTCTCATTCGCTACATCGTTGGCAATGGTCGAAAACAAAATCTACATCGGCAACGGAAACATCATCAGTCTCATCCTCCAAGACGAACTCCTACATACAGAATGGACCGCTTGGTTAATTAACAATGTTACTAAAGATGACGAAGACTTTGTTGCCCTTGAAGAAGAATGTAAAGATGAAGTATATGCTATGTATCTTGAAGTAATTGCAGAAGAAAAGGCTTGGGCAGATTACTTGTTTAAGAAAGGTCCTGTAATTGGACTTAATGCTACTATTCTAAAAGACTTTGTTGATCATACAGCATTTACACGTTTAAAAGATATCGGCATTAAGTATGCTGAAGAACATCCACGTAGCAGTCCTATTCCATGGTTTAATAAACATGTTAACATTGGCAAGAAGCAAAGTGCATTACAGGAAACTGAAAGTACAAACTATGTTATCGGAGTGATGAGTGATAGTGTTACATATGATGATTTACCGGATCTATAATGTCTACCGACGCCGATAAAATTAAAAAACTTGAACAATTCGTTGAACAATTGATCAAACAGAATCAAGATTTAGCTCAACGTATTAGTTTATTAGAAAGAGAGAATGGCCGTAGAAGGCAAGAGGTTAATCAGATAGCCTCAACAATTAATAGAAGAGGATAATAAAAATGAAAGCTATTATTTGGTCTCGTTATCACTGTCCTAACTGTGATCAGGCCCACGCATTACTAAAATCTAAAGGTTATCAAATTGAAGAACGTAAAATTGGTGATGGATATACACGAGAAGAATTGTTAGAAGAAATACCTAATGCTCGCAGCGTTCCACAAATCTTTATTGAAGGTGCCCATGTAGGCGGTATTAATGAACTTAAGGAATATTTAAAATGAGTTTTGATTATGATAGTGAACTACCTCCGTTGTGTTCTGATACCATTGACACCATTACATTAAGTAGCTCAAGTATACCCTATCTAACTTCTGGTATGATAGGTCCATATTACAATGTTGGTACTGGCGGTGGAGGTGGCAGTGGAACATATTCAACTGGTGGTACAATTTTCACCACCAATGGTACCAGTGGCTCAAACTGGGCAAATATTACTACCAATAACCAACAATCATCACTGAATGTTAAAGGTGATGCAGAGTTTGAAGGCAAGGTTAAAATCAACGGGCAGGATCTTGGAGAGTTTATGGAAACAATTTCCAAGCGGCTGGCCATACTAGTACCAGACCCAGAAAAATTAGAACACTTTGAAGCGTTGAAGAAAGCCTACGAGCATTATAAGATGCTTGAGAAATTATGCGAATTACCCAAAGAAGAAAAGGAATAAAATGTTAATAGAAAGAGGATTTACCACCGCTGATGTTGTTAGTTTAAAACTAATCAATGGTGAGGAATTGATTGCACGTTTCGAAAGCGAAACTGCTGATGTGGTTAAACTTGTTAAACCAATGTGCGTTACATTAAACGGACAAGGTGTTGGACTAATGCCTTGGATGTTTCTTGGCAATGGCAAAGAAATAACTTTAAACAAATCACATATATTTGCTATGATGACCAGCAAGCACGAGGCCGCTGACCAATATAGAGATAGTACCACTGATATTGCCCTACGGTAAATATTTGCCTAGGAGATAATTTATGCCATATAAACCAGGATCGGGTAACCAAGGAGATAGTACATTAAAAGAAGTAACTGATGTTTATCATAGCTCAAATGTATTTGCTAATTTTATTCCAATGGCATTATGGGATAATCCTTCTGGCACTGGTGAAGCAGCCTCTATAAGTGTAGAAATTAATTCTCCTAATTTTTCACAAGAACAAGCCATTGTTGAAGCATTAGAAGGTGATGCAGATAGCCCTGCTGCTGTTGATGCTCAACAAAAGGCATTAATTGCTGCTGGTACAATTACACAGGCAGACATAGATAAAGGAACAGCGGCGGCAACCAACCCTGCTCAGTCAAATACAAGCCCACCGCCTGCAGGGGTAACACAAGGTGAAACGGCCGGCTCGGTATCAGTTGGTGGTGTAGTTGATGATACCGTATTATGTGTTGGTCCGTTAACCGGCACTACTTATTATGTAAAAACAGTTACTAAACAATCCGGTGTTGTTTTCCCCTACGATGTTGCTACTGTGGCAATTGAAAATGGATATACAGTACAAGAAGTGTGTGATAATCTTCGATTATTAATTATTAATTGTTTTGATCCAATTAAGAATCAATACCCTGATGCATTTATGACCTGTTCTTTTAGACGAGCAGGAGTTGGTAGTCCTACTAGCCAACATCCTAAAGGAATGGCCTGTGATATACAATATGCTAAGGCAAGTAAAGCTGATTACTATACACGAGCATTATGGGTTAAAGATAATGCCAAATATGACCAATTTATATTAGAGTATAAAACCACAGGAACTGGTAAACCTTGGCATCATATTAGTTTTAACAAGGCCGGTAATCGTGGACAGGTACTTACATTCATGAATGATAAGAATGCCAAAGGTCCGGGTGTTACTGGATTATACGATTTAGGTAATGCATAAGTATTATTGTCTGCAAGGGCATAATGCGTAGCATTTAGGAAGGTGCGAGTCCGGGAGGCAGGAGAAGCCAATTCTTGCAGATTTCTCCACTTTTTGGGTAAATTTCAGTTGACAAACTGGTAAAACCATGTTATAATTATTACTTAACAACACAAAGGAGTCTGCTATGTACCGTTATACTGTTTGGGTTCGTCTTAATCAATATCAAACCGCCAACGTTGTAGTTAACGCTGATAACGACTGGCAGGCTAAATTGATTGCAGAAGCACAATATGGACCGGGAATGGTTTTGAACTATTCTCGAATTAGTGAATAACATTCAAACTTACAGATAACAACCCGCTTCGGCGGGTTTCTTTATGAGTAATATACACAGATAAGTTTTCAAAGTTAATCAGTAAATACGTATATAACGGGGGTTATATACAATGTTTAATAAAATTCTTTTATGGTTAGCGGCCATGTTCTTTATATCTACAGTTTGGGCACAAACTGTAATTAACCAAGGTGGTTACGATTCTAAAAGTTTAGTAGATACCAATAGTACATCTACCAGCACAAGTACTATTAATACCAATAACGTTAATAGTGGTACCATAACCAATATTAACCAAACCACAGTTGGTAGCACTAGTGTTAATACCAATAACAATAATAATGTTAATACGGGTACAATGACCAATAACAATAACAACAATAATGTTATGTCAGGGTCAGTTACGTATACCAACAATAATAACAACGTTAATAGCGGAACTCAAACGTTTAATAACAATAACGTTAATACCGGTACGATGACCAATAATAATAACAATGTTAGTACCAGTACCAGCGTTAATACCAACAACAATGTTAACACAGGTACAATGACCTACAACAATAATAATGTCAACGCTAGCACCAGTGTTAATACAAATAATAATGTTAATACTGGTACAATGACCTACAACAATAATAATGCTAGTACAAGTACCGCAACTAATAACAATAATAATGTTAACTCTAGCACCAGCGTTAATACCAACAACAATATTAATTCTGGTACAATGACCAATAACAATAACAATGTCAACACCAATGTTAGTACCAACACTAACATTAATAGTGGTACGATGACTAATAACAATAATAATATTAATCAAAATTCATCAACTAGTAATAATGTTAATACCAATATCAACAGTGGTACAATGACTAACAACAACGTTCAAAGTGGTAGTATGACCAACAATAATAATAA